GTTTAGCGATGGCGAAGCCTATGCAGTAAACTGCAATGGATAGAACTGAGATAATGATAAATTCAAAGATTGAGATCATTGTGTTTGATTTAGTGGTTAAAAAATTGGCAGTTTTAAGGATCTGCCAACCGAGTGAGTTATAAAGATTTAAGGTAATTTGATATTGCTGGCATTGTAGTTTCATTGATTGCAATTTTTATGCTATCATAAGCCATACATCTTGTATTACCATTATAATTAGTATTAACAAATACCATATTTTCGATAATTGTAATTTCAGCAGTTAGTCCTTTTGTGATGTTCAGTGTTGTGTTCATTGTGTTTGATTTGATTTGTTTCACAAAGATAAACTAAAAAACAATATGTTTATTAATTATTATAATATTTTTTATTTTTTTTATTATAATATTTTATTCTATATTTGCATTTCAACAAAACAATTAATAATGACAAGACAAAAGCCAGGGCGCAAGTCTATTCCTGATGCGGACAAAGTAAAGATGTGTTCCGCATACTTAAAAGAAAACGAGAAAAAAGCTATCGTTAAAGTACACGGATCACTTACTAACGCAGTTAGAACACTAATTTTACCAACCTTAAAAATCAATTAAAATGGACATCACAACAACAGAAATTATGACCATTGCTAAAAGTTTTGCTGATTCGGGAATGTTCCCTGATTGCAAATCAATGGCGCAAGCAGCAGTAAAAATTCAGGCTGGGCGCGAGTTCGGCATTCAGCCATTCGCTGCAATGTCGGGAATACACATTATTCAGGGTAAGCCTACCATCGGAGCAGGACTTATGGCAGCAAGGGTAAAAGGATTTGGCAAGTATGATTATAAGGTAATTGAGCATACTGACAAAGTTTGTAGTATAGAATACTTCCAGGGCAAAGAATCAATCGGAGTAAGCACCTTTACTATTGATGATGCTCGCAAGGCTGGGACTAAGAATTTAGATAAGTTCCCAAAAAATATGTTATTCGCTAGGGCTATGTCTAATGGCGTTAAATGGTTCACACCTGATATCTATGAGATGCCAGTTTATGTGCCTGAGGAAATGGCGCAAGTTACTGAGGATGTTCAAGCGGTTGAAGTACCTGCAGCAGCAAAGAAACGAGTTCTTAATGAAGAACAGTTTGCAGCTATGCTTGGTAAAATTGAAGCAGGTGAATTCCTTAAGGATGGAGTTACACTTGTGCGTGATTGGGCAATAGCTAACGTGCATCTTACACCTGAGCAGATTGCGCAGTTCACACCAGCAGAACCAACACCCACCGATAACAACGATTTCGAACTTTAAACTATAAACCATGAATCAATTAACAACAATCCAACAAGGCTGGCTAAAGCTAGCAGAAATCCGCATCGATTTATTTGATAGGCTAAGACTCGATGAATTAGCCTGCCAAGCAGAACTAAAGGACTTCCAAGACTTATCATTGGAACGCATGCAAGCTAACTTGCGCAACGTGAAACATTTCTTATCTGAAGCAAAGCGGAAGCGTTTAGAATTTACCAGGATTATTGATGACAAACTATCAACACCTAGCATGGAGTTCGAAAAGCGGATGGCTTCCATGATTGATGAAGCTACTAAGTTAGAACTTGCAGCAAGGCTTGACAATGAATCAAAAGCTATTGAGGCGCAACTATTGCAAAATGAAATTGCACAGTTCAAGACTCACATTGTTAATGAGTGGACAAGGATTGCCCATGAGTATAGAAGCAACTTGCAGAAAATGATTGATAGCAGTTACATCAACTGCATCAAATCGAAGAACCCAGTATCTCAGGTGCCTGCGATGGTAGCAGATTTGAAAGACATTATGTCTAGGTTTGCTCTTGGTAAATTTAACATATTTCCAAAGCAATTAATTGGCGATGTTCAAGCATTTGAAATATTCCATTCGATTGACAAGTACGAGCCTGCTGGAGATTTAGGCTACTACCAAGGACTTGCCGAAGAACGATTCCAAATGTATGCGCATGATCTTGCTAACGAAGAATCCTTGCAGAAACTTGTAATAGAGCAACAACTTCGTGTAGCGGCTGCCGAGCAAGAACTTGCTGCCGATATTGCGACCAATACTTTGATAGCGCAAGCGGAAACATTAATCGTTGATACTCCGAAAGTTAAACGTGAAATCAAAATTGTTGTTGTAGAATCCGAAGCATGGGCAATGGCGGTAATGACTAACTTCATGAAAGTATGGCAAGATGTAAACTACCGAGTTAAAGTCAAATCATGGGCAAAACTCAGCATTGGGCAAATGGCGGAAGCCTTGGCTAAACATATTTCAGAAACTGGTGAAAAATTTGCTAATTTACAAACTGAGGAAGTATGCAAGTAACAAACATACAGTTATACAAAGGTATTGAATTTGAATCTTACCAGGTTAAAGAAGGGCATTCGTATTCATCAATCAAGAATTCAGACAACGACACATTCAAGCAAACATTTAAAATGCAATTAGGTACTGAGGTCCACAATTACTTGTTAGAACCTAAGACTTACCAGCATGAGCGCAGGGAACTTATTGTACCCATTGCACAAGCAGCGTATGATGTTATTGGTCAAGCCTTGCCATTCCTTGATACTGAACTTAGTGTAACTGCTGACTTCGAACATGCTGGCTTTACAATGCCTTATCGTGGTAGAGTTGACATGGTGCGAAGCGGTAAGGTTGTAGTGGATCTGAAGATATCGGAAATGCCCTTAGCAAAGTCAATACCTTACTTCGGATATGATAAGCAACTTACTGGATATTGCTTAGCTACCATGTGCAAGGTTGGCATCATTATCAGAGTTAATCCAAAAACAAGGCATACGGAGAGAGTAGTAATTAAGCAGAACGTTGAATGGTGGGAAGAACAAGTACTTCGATTAGGAATACCAACTGAATTTTATTAATATGACACACGGAAGTTTATTCTCAGGTATAGGAGGATTTGATCTCGCAGCAGAATGGATGGGATGGGAAAACATCTTCCATTGTGAATGGAACAAATTCGGACAACAAGTATTAAAACATCATTTCCCAAATTCAATAAGTTATGAAGACATCACTAAAACAGACTTCTCTATTCACCGAGGAACAATTGATATCCTCACTGGTGGATTCCCTTGTCAACCATACTCCTCAGCAGGAAAGCGACTTGGAAAGGAAGATGACCGCCACCTCTGGCCGGAAATGCTTAGAGCAATTCGAGAAATTCAACCGCGTTGGGTTGTGGGCGAAAACGTTCGCGGACTTACTAATTGGAATGGAGGGTTGGTATTCGATGAAGTGCAGTCTGAGTTGGAAGCTGAGGGCTACGAAGTCACACCGTTTTTACTTCCAGCTTGTGCCGTCAATGCTCCCCATCGTAGGGACAGAATCTGGTTTGTTGCCTACTCCTCTCGCACAAGCGAGGGAACAAACGAATTTCGAGGCTTACGATGCGAGGATGGAGAGATTAGTGGACAAGGGACACAAACCATTCACGATGCCATTAGACCAAATGGCTCTGAGGGGGATGTTGCCAACACCAACAGCAATGGACTCAACCAATGCAACAGCAACAATGAAGTCAACACAAGTGAAGGAAGGCTCGATGCACTCGGTAACATTAACGAGAGCAATGTCGATGGGTATGTTGCCGACACCACGAACATCGGACGAGAGAATGCACTGGAAAACGGACAAATGGAAAGGGGACGATTTAGGAAGTCATATCAACGAGGCACTTGGGACTCGTTCCCATCTGTCTCCCCAATTTGTACTGGAGATGATGGGATTTCCGACCGATTGGACGGAATTACCTTTCCTAAGTGGAGAAACGAGTCAATCAAAGCAGCAGGAAATGCAATCGTCCCCCAAGTAGTTTATCAAATTTTTAAAGCAATACAACAATACGAAAATCTTTAATAAACAAAAACAACAATTATGATTGTAATGGACATCTGCCTTAGCGACATCCCTGAGTGGAGTAGAAAGAAAGCCAACAATGGCAAAGTTTACGCAAAGTTCTGCTTAGTAGAACGTAAGGAGAAAGACAAGTTCGACAACACACACACAGTGTACATGAACCCAACTAAAGAGCAACGAGAAGCAAAAGAAGCGAAGCACTATGTGGGCAATGGTAAGCAGTTAGTATTCAGTAATACGTTTACTGCACCAGTGCAACAAGATGCACCGAGGCATGAGGAAAGCAATGATCTGCCATTTTAATCTTAACCAACAAGGCTGGGCAATTTCGCTCAGCCTTCAAAAACAACAACATGATTAATAATATAGTTTACCACGGGGACTGCATGGAAGGAATGACACAATATCCTGATAAATATTTTGAATTGGCTATTGTTGATCCTCCGTATGGGATAGGGGTAAATATGAATGCAGGAAGAAAAAAAGATACAAAAAGTAAAAAAAGAATTATTAAAAAATGGGATAATGAAATCCCAACTGCAGAATATTTTAACGAATTGTTTAGAGTTTCTCAAAATCAAATTATCTGCGGAGCAAATTATATGACTGAGCATTTACCTATATCAATGGGCTGGGTTTTTTGGGATAAATGTGTTGCTCAAGGTTGCTCTTTTTCTGATGGGGAGTTAATTTGGACTTCTTTTAATCAATCATTAAAAAAAGCAATAATACCATATAGCGGATTCATAGGAATGGAAGGTGAAAAATTTCATCCAACTACTAAGCCTATAAAACTTTATAAATGGATTCTCGACAAGTATGCAAAACAAGGTGATAAAATACTTGATACTCATTTAGGTTCAGGCAGTTCAAGAATTGCTGCGCATGATTACAAATTTGATTTTACTGGATTTGAACTTGATAAAGAATATTTTGATGCACAAGAAAAGCGTTTTAACAATCATAAACAACAACTAAAATTATTTTAATTATGCGTTCATCCATCGTCCAAGCAATACAACATCTAAAGCAGTCTGATGAATTTATAAATGACTTTATCAGGCAAGCACCAAGCACAAGAGGTGCGGTAATCTTCACCGATTACTCACGCAAGATTAGATGGATTCTGCGAGATATCTTGACCTTCCCTTATTTCACCGATGAAGTTAGGATCGGCATAAGAACTGAAATCGAATCAGATGCCTTTGCAGTTGAAGCAATACACGATAAGATTCCATTGTTAAACCCTGAGCAAAGAGCAATGCTTGAACAACTTGTCGAAGATATGGTGGCAGGTAAAACTATTGAAATAAAAATTAAAACACAATAACAATGAAAAAACAAACGGCAGTTGAATGGTTAATTAAAGAATTTAACCTTGAAGATTACAAAGCAAGTATTAAACTTGCAAAAGAAATTGAGAAAGAACAAATAGTACAAGCACATTATTATGGTGGTGTTGAGTTTCAAGAAGCAAAAGAATGCAGAAATCAAGAAGTACCTTATGTTAATGATGCTGAAGATTACTACAAACAAAACTATATAAATGACAAATAAACAACGTTACAACGCAGCACATCTGCACTGGCAAGAACAAAAATACCCTCAAGCCTTCAAATCAGGATTCACACATGATCCGAACATGCCATTAGTTAGCAAAGCCAATGGACTGACTTTATTTATTGTGAACTACTTGAACTGGAGCGGACATCGTGCAACACGAATAAACGTATTAGGTAGAAAAGTTAAGGACAAATGGATAAGGTCAACAACTAGGAAAGGAACTGCGGATATCTCAGCGACTATAAAAATAAATGGTTTAGGTTGTTCGGTTATGTGGGAAGTCAAAATAGGTAAAGACAAGCCATCTGAGTTTCAATTAAAGGAAAAAGAAAAAGAAGAACAAGCAGGCGGAAAGTATTTTTTTGTTAAAACTGTTGATGAATTCTTTGAGCAATACGATAGTTTATTCGTAAATTTGTAGCATCATTGATGAAGTGAACCGCATCAATAAAAACTAATTTCACGCCTGAAAGGCGGTAAGGAGCGGAGGCGCAAGCCAATGCTGGTTCACCCTTACCATCTTTCAGGTTTTTTTATTTTATGGACACAAGAACTATTGAAAGAGTGCAAAATTTTGCAAATCAAATTGAAAGAAAAATTCATTGTAGTAAAAAAGATGCTTTTAACTTAGCAATCCAAATGTGGAAGGCTGATAGTTTAGATACTATTGCTGAAGCCTTGAAACTTGATGGTGATATTTCTCAATCAC